GTGGTAGTAATGTTGCAAGGTCAAAAATAGAAAGTAAGCACGATGGAACAGCGTATGGTGCAAATATGTTGTTTTATACTAATGACACATCAAATGTTTATCAAGAAAGAATGCGTATTGATTCTTCAGGCAACGTTGGAATTGGAACGACTAGTCCTTTTTCTTCTGCAAGATTACAAGTAAATACTGGCACAAACTTAAATCTTGCTGTGCAAACAGGCACAACAGAAACAAGTGGTATGAAAATAAATGCTTTCAATGATGCAGGAAGTGCAAATATACCATTAGAAATTAATGGCTCTGTAATGTTACTTAAAACTGGCGAAACAGAAAGAATGCGTATTGATTCTTCAGGCATGTTAGGACTAGGTACAACTCCACCAAGTGATTCACACGCTACTTGGAGTCAATTTTTTATAGGTCAAAAAGGCTCAGTAATTTCTGAAAAATTAGGTAGTGGTGGTCTTTTTGGAACTTATGTAACAGATAATCTTTATGTTGATAATGATACAGGTGCTTTTGCCTATAGAGTTGCTAATGAAGCAAGTGCTTATTTACAAGAAGCTGCAACTCATAGATGGTATACAGTAGCAAGTGGAAGTGCAGGTGCAGCAGCTACATTATCAGAAAGAATGCGTATTGATAGTTCAGGCAACTTGTTGGTGGGGACTACGAGCGCTGCATCAGGTTTTAAATTACAAGTTGATGGTGGTGCTGGTAATGCTCGTTATACTAATATTGATACAGGCGGTTCAACTTTTGACCAATTTAGATTTAATGGTGGATTAGTTGGCTCTATAACAACCAATGGTTCAACAACATCTTTTAACACATCTTCAGATGCAAGACTAAAAGACGTTACAGGCGAAGCTAGAGGTTTAGAAGTAATTAATGAACTTAACCCAGTAGCTTATAACTGGAAAGCAGATGGTAAAGCTGATGAAGGTCTTATAGCTCAAGAAGTATTAGACATAGTGCCTAACGCTGTATCAGGTTCTGAAGAAGAACAATATTATATGGATTACAGTAAACTTGTAGTACATCTTGTAAAGGCTGTAAAAGAACAACAAACACAGATTGAAGCCTTACAATCTGAAATTAACTTACTTAAAACAGGAGAATAAAATGGCAAATATTTACACATGGAACTGTAAAACAGTAGACGTTTACCCAACACACGATGGACATTCTGATGTTGTTTATGTGGTTCATTGGCGATTAAACGCAGAGAGCGATCAACAAGATTCTGAAGGAAATAACTATTCAGCTTCTGTTTATGGTACTCACAACGTTAATGCAGATGATATATCTAACTTTATACCATTCGCAGATCTTACCAATGACATAGTAACTGGTTGGGTTACATCTGGTATGGGTGATGATGAAGTTGCTAATCTTAAATCAGGATTAGACAGCAACATTGAAAACCAAATCAATCCTACATCTGTTACTAAAACCATAGGTTAAACAATGGCACTATTGCCTGTAACTCCGCCCGCTGGCATAGTTAAAAACGGTACTGACTATGCTAACAAAGGTCGTTGGGTTGACGGCAATCTTGTGCGTTTTGAAAACGGATTTCTAAAACCTATTGGTGGTTGGACTAAACTAAGAAACACAGCACTAGACGGTGAGCCTATAGGTATGTATGCCTATAAGGATAATCTTGGTGAATCCATACTAGCTGTAGGTACAAGACAAAAAGTCTATGTCTTGTACGACAATACTTGGACTGATATAACACCAACAGGCTTTGTAAGTGACGCTGACAACGATCCTCTCGGTTACGGTGCATACCACTATAACGTAGAAGATTACGGCGATGCTAGAAGCCAATCTGGACTACCTCTTGCTTCAGGTCATTTCTCCTTTGACAACTGGGGTGAGGATTTAGTCTTTTGTTTTTCTGGTGACGGCAAAATCTATAAATGGCAACCTAATTCAGGCGGCACAGCTGATACCATTGCCACAGTCGTAACAAACGCTCCTACAAACTGTCAGGCTGTTCTAGTTACTAATGAAAGGCATTTAGTTGCTATTGGTTCTGGTGGCGACCCTAGAAAGGTATCTTGGAGTGATAGAGAAGATAGAAATACTTGGACATCTAAAGCTACGAATACAGCAGGTGATGTGCAAATACCTACAGGTGGTCGTGCGTTATTAGGCGTTAAATATCAAAACGATGTCATAGTCTTTAGTGATACTGGTATAGATAGAATGAGCTATGTAGGCTCTCCGTTTGTTTATGGTATCGCAGCAGCAGGTGCAAACTGTAAAGCTGTAAGTAGAAGATCAGTCGTGCAAACAGGAAACTTTCTTGCGTGGATGGGTGAAAACTCATTCTTTGTTTACGATGGTGTTGTCAGAGAAATCAAATGCGATGTGCATGATTATGTATATGACAATCTAAACATACAGGGCAAGCAATCATGTTGGGGTGGACATAACTCTAATTTCAACGAAATATGGTGGGGTTTTCCAAGTGGGGATGGACAATACACACCAAACAAATATGTAATATGGAATTACTTAGAAAACACTTGGTCTATAGGTTCTTTAGATAGAGGCTGTTGGATTGACCAAGGTGCGTTTAATTATCCTATTGCTGGTGATTCAAGTGGTTTTGTTTACGAACACGAATCAACTACATTATCTAATTCACCAAACTTAAATAGTGATGCACCATTTTGTACAAGCGGTCCAATAGAATTAGGTAACGGTGATAACTATGTGCAATGTAATCAAATTATTCCAGATGAAGAAGCAAACACATTACCAGGTGTAACAATAAGTTTTAAAGGTAAGTTTACCCCGCTAGGTAGCGAAACAGACTTTGGTAGTTTTACCTTTGAAAATGATGGATATACCGATGCTAGGTTTACAGCAAGACAAGTACAAATGACTGTAACAGGAAGCACCAATCAAGACTTTCAAGTTGGTAACATAAGATTAAATGTAAGACCTAGAGGTAAAAGATGATGGATTTATCCTCACAAAGACAATACATACAAAGAGCAGAAAATGTGCATATTAATATTGCATTAGCTAGTACAGATTATGTTGTTTATACAGCACCAAGTGGTGATGATTTTACCTTTTCTATTATTCAATCTTTTTTAGTATGTGAACATCAAGGACAGCAAACACAAATTAGTGTAACAAATACACACGGTTCTGATACTTTTAATTTATTTAGTGGCAAAGTTATTACTGCTAATAGTACTTCAGAGTTATTAGAAAGACCTATTATTATTCATCAAGGTGAAATAATAAAAGTACAAGGTAACCATGATGGTAATTTAGATATACACATGAGTATTGTAGAATATGCAAGAGGCGACTAATAACGTAATTGATATAAACCAAGCGAAAAAAGATCCTTGGGAAATTGAATGGGAAAGGTGTAAACCCTATATAGCAAAAGCTGTAAAGTATCAAGATTCCTATACAATTGACGATATAGAAGATAAAATAAGACATGGTATATTCCATTTATGGCCAGGCAAAAAGTCTGCATACATAACAGAATTTGTAATATATCCACAAGTTAAAGCAATGAATCTATTATTTTGTGGTGGTGATTACGAAGAATTAGAAGAAATGCTACCATCAATAGAAGCATTTGCAAAAGCCGCAGGTATTAAAAGATTATACGGTGGCGGTAGAAAAGGATGGATTAGAAAGATAAAACATCTAGGATTTGAGACAGAACATTTAATTAGAAAAGACTTATGAGTAAAGGAAAAACCAGAACAGAATCAGTAGCAGAATTACCAGCATGGCAAGAAGCTCAATTTAAAGAGCTTTACAGCCAAGCACAGGGCGTTGCAAGACAACCTTTTATACCTTATACAGGCCCAATGGTTGCTGGATTTTCACCAGACCAATTACGACAGTTTCAAGCTACTAGAGGACTATTTGAATCAGGTATGGGTTATGACCCAACTAAAGCTTTACAGGGTATGGCACAAGAACAATTTAGACCTACCATACAACCTGTTACTGGTTTTCAAGCACCAACAATAGAAGCAACACAAGCTCCTGGTGCGGCACAAATAGGTCCAGTATCTACTCCACAATTTCAAGGTTTATTAAGTCAAGACATAGGCGCATATCAATCACCTTATCAACAACAGGTTATAGATTTAGCTATGCAGGATATACAGCGACAAGCTGATATAGCGCGTGGCGGTGCGCAGGAAAGAGCAATTAGAGCAGGTGCTTTTGGTGGTTCACGATCTGCAATACTAGAAGCAGAATCACAAAGACCTTATGCAGAGCAGATGGCTAGAACAGCTGCTGGTTTAAGACAAGCAGGATTTGAACAAGCACAAGCAGCAGCACAAGCTGATTTAGCAAGACAACAACAATTAGGTATATTTGGTGCTGGTCAAGAACAACAAAGAGCTTTACAACAGGCACAACTTGGTCAACAAGCAGGTATCTTTGGCGCAGAATTAGGACAGCAAAGACGTATGCAACAAGCACAACTAGAGCAACAAAGACAATTAGCTGGTTTAGATATTGCTGGCAGAGCTGCATTAACACAACCACAATTAGAGATGCAAGCGCGTGCGCAAAGAGCAGGTTTGCTAGGTGGATTGGCAGGACAACAAGTTCAAGGTCTTGGTTTACTAGGTGGTATAGGCGCACAACAACAAGCACTACAACAAAGAGCTATAGATGCACAAAGAGGCGAGTTCCAAAGAGCGCTTGGTTATGGACCACAACAATTAAGTTTATTACAAGCTGGTTTAGGAACACCATTAATAAGTCAAACAACAACTGGAAGTAAAGGCACAGGTGTTGGTGATGTTTTGGGTGGTGCTGCTGGATTATTTGGTTCATTGGCATTAGGGGGTGCTTTTGGTGCTGGAGGATTATTTGGAGGCGCAGGTGCAGGATCAGGGGCTGCTGTTACAGCAGGTGGTGGCAGAGGATATTTTTCTGATGAAAGACTAAAAGAAAACATTAAATCAATAGGCACATCTGAAAACGGACACAAACTATATACTTGGGATTGGAATGACAAAGCTAAAAAGCTTGGTATAAATGACCCAACAATAGGTGTGATAGCGCAAGAAGTTATGAAATATATGCCAGAAGCCATTAGCAAAAATACTAATGGTTACTACATGGTTAATTATGGAGTTCTATAATGGCAGGCGGAATACCAACAACAAATTTACAAGTACCAACAACACAACCAACAGTACCACAACCAACAGTACTACAACCAACAGCTACTCCATACAATAGGCAGCAACAAATTGGTTTAGCTTTAAGTGCGTTGTCAGACGTTTTAGGAAAAAGAGATCCTATAGCTGGTACTATGCAAAGACAGGCTTTTTTACAAGCACAGCAACAAATGGCAGAACAAGAAAAGAAACAAGAAGAATTAAATAAGCAATTAAATTCCGCTATTGATAAATCTAATTTACCGCAATCACAAAAAGATTTATTTAAAAAATTTGATGTACAAACTAAAGCTCAAGCTTTGATGAAAACTTTTGAGCCTCCAAAAACATTAAGCACAGCGCAAAGAGTTTCTGAAATAGCTGCAAAAGTTGCAAACGATCCAAATTATAAATTAACACCACAAGACGAATTAATTTTACAAATTTCAAGAAAAGCCGATCCTTTAACTAGAGGAATAGAAGATATATCTGCCGCAGCTTTATCTGAATTTACCCAAGAAAAAGGAACATTGAAAACATACGCATCAACACAAGATGCCTTGAACGCAGGATTACAATCAGGAGATCAGTTTATAGGTACTGATGGAGTTACATATAGAATTCCTTAAGTAAAATGAAATGGCAAATGAAAAACAAACAAATCCATACGAAGGTTCAATACCAGTAGCGCAAAATCCTTATGCTGGAGCGGTTGCTGTAACAGAAATACCACCAGACCCCTACACAGGCGCTGAAGTTTTGGAAGAAAAAACACCAATAAAACAAAATCTTTATAGAACTATAATTGGTGCTGGAAGAGATCTTTTATCTGGTACATTGGATTTTTATGGATTTAGTCAAAAGTTCAAACCAACTGAAATATCAAAAGCTATTGTAAAAGCCAAAAAAGAAAAAGATACTGGAGCATTAAATATTTTAAACAATATTGTTAATCAAAAAAACATATATGAAGTTGCGGCAAAAGCAATCCCAACAATTGAAGAGCCTGAATTTAAAATGGATGTTGGTTTTCCAGAAGTAAAAATTGGAAAAAAAGAAATACCTTTAGGCTTAAAAGATGTTCCAGTAGGAAGTTTGGCTAGAGATATTATTGGTTTTGGAGGAGCTTATGCTGGTTTGGGAAGAGGCATAACAACTACTGGCGCAAAAAATATACCAGAAATGATAAAGCAAGGAGCTAAAGTTATTGGGCTTGGTTCAGCTGCAGAACAGTTAGCATTTTCTCCAGATGAGCAAAGACTTTCTAATGTTATACAAGATATTGCACCGAATGTTATAACAGAGTTTTTACAAGCAGACCCTGATGACAATGAGGCTTTGGCAAGATTTAAGATGGGTGTTGAGGGAGCTGGTTTAGCAATACCAGTAGAGGCGTTATTTAGATTTGCTGGAAAATTAAGAGCTAATAAACAAATTGAAAAAACAAAACCTATTGAGGTTTCTGAGGAGCAAAAAATAATTCCTACAGAACCAGAAAAAATAGATTTCAAAACAGAAGCAATTACAGAAGGACCTTACGCTGGTGCAGAAGTTTCAGTCCCCCCAACAACTGGTAAAATGTTACCTCCCAGTTTAAGAAATCCAGAGCCAAAAATAAAAAGAGTAAATAGTTTATTGTATGGTCGAATTCCAATGAACGATGAAGTTGCAGAAGAAATGGCTGCTGCTTTAGGTTATGATTTAGAAACCCTGCCTCTTATATATAGAGCTAAAAATGCTAAAGTAGGTCCAGACGGAAAGGTAATAAGCAGCGCTGATGATCGTTTGGCACAAGACCTAGATGAGCTTGGTTTTGCATCAAGAGTTGGTAAGGTTGGTACAAAAGAATTTGGTGAAACAACTTTTAGCGGCCAAGATGCCTTAGAAATATTAAGACAAAATCCTGTCTTACCAGAGTTTGAACAAACTTATATAAACTATATTACAAAAAACAAATCTATTGAAGAAACATTGGATTTATTAAAAAGAAATAATATAGATCCAAGAGGTATGACAGATGAACAACTTAGTGAAACTCTAAAACAAATAAACGAAAACGAATCTTATACATCTTTTGTAATAGATGAAATAGAACTATCTAATATAGCGAAACAACAAACAGATGATTTATACCAACAAATGATGGCTAGAGAAAAAAGTCTTTCTATTACAAAAGAAGATTTAGCGCAAATACCTCCAAGAGAAACTATTGATGTTGTGCCAGCTAATTATGTAGAAAAAGATTTTGGTTTTAGTAAAAGACCTCCAAGAGTTGCTCTAGATATGGGTGATGATAAATTTGCTGGAAATATTAATTTAAACAAAATAAGCGAACCTACTGAAATTAAAAATATTATTAAAGAAATAGCAAAAGATAATGATAGTTTTGTAGAAGCAAGAAGGGGTGTTGTTAAGTTTGGAAGCAAGGGAGAAAATTTAGAAGCTTTATCTAGGGAGTTAGGTTTATCAGACTCAACATTATTAAAAAGAAAGATTGGACAAGCATTTAATTCTGAAGAAGCTTATGCTGCAAGACTTTTGTTTGATGAAGCATTAAAAGATGCTTATGATCTAGCAAATATAGCAAAAGGAGTAAATGCTTCACAAGTTGATTTAATAAAATTTGAAAACGCAATGGCTAGAGTTGCGTCTGTACAAGAACAAATTGCTGGAATAACAGCGGAAGCTGGTAGAGCATTAAGATCATTTAGAGAAACTGTTGGCCCAGCGTCATCAAAAAATCCTAAGTTAAGAGATAAATTAATTCAAGAATTTATTGCACAAAAAGGTGGAGATGATGTAATTAAAGATATAGCAAGAAAAATGACTATGCTCGATGATCCAGCTCAACTTGCTAAATTTGCAAGAGATCAATACAAACCAAAATTTATGGATTATGTTCAAGAGTTTTGGATTAATGCCTTATTATCATCCCCATCAACTCATATAGTAAATACGTTATCTAATACACTTGTTGCTGGATTAACGCCTATAGAGTATATAACAGCAGCCGCAATTGGAAAAATTAGAGGTGGTGAAGATGTAGTTAGTTTGGGAGAAGCTGGAGCAAGATTATTGGGAACTTTATATGGAACAATTGATGGTGTAAGGGCTGCTGGAAAAGCTATTATAGATGGAGAAGCAATAGACCCATTAACGAAATTAGAATTACAAAGACAAGAAACCATACCTGGAGTTATTGGAAAAGCTGTTAGGTTGCCTGGAACTGCTTTAGTTGCTGAAGATGCTTTCTTTAAATCTATTGGTTATCGTCAAGAACTCTGGGGTAGAGCAGTAAGACAAGCTCAAAAAGAAAAAAAGGGAATTAAAAGAGCTTATGAATTAATGAGAAACCCAGAAGAACTTGCTCCAAATATTCATTTGGATGCGATAGACGCTGGTCGTTATCAAACATTTACCAATCCTTTAGGAACTGCTGGTAGATCATATCAAAAAATTGTTGGTAAATATCCAGTTTTAAGATTTATAACGCCATTTGTTAGAACTCCTGTAAATATTGTTTCTTACGCTTTTGAAAGAACACCAGCAGGTATGCTTACTAATAAATATAAAGAAGCAATTAAAAAGGGCGGGCAAGAGGCAGATATTGCAAGAGCAAAGTTAGCAGTTGGTGCGGCTATAGGTTCATCTGTTTTATATTATGCAAATTCTGGTTTGATTACAGGAAGAGGTCCAGCAGATTCAAGAGAAAGATCTGTTTTAATGGAGACTGGTTGGCAACCATACTCATTAAAAATTGGAGATAAATATTATGGATATAATCGTTTTGAACCAGTTGGAATACTTTTTGGAGTAACTGCTGATATGTCAGACATAGGAAAATATGTAGACAGACAATTAAGCAAAGAAGAAAACATAGAAATAGGAAAATTAATGTCCATGCTTGCCGCTTCAATATCAGAGAACATAACTAATAAAACTTTTTTAACTGGTCTTAGTGATGTTGTTGAAATGTTAAATGATCCAGACAGATATGGAGAAGCAACAATACAAAGATTTGCTTCTAGTTTTGTTCCAACATTTTCATATTATGAAAGAAAAGCAGACGATCCTGTTATAAGAGATGTCCAATCTTTTTCAGATGCGTTTGCAAACAGATTCCCAGAAATTGTTGGCGAAATAGGATTGCCAACATCAAAAGATTTGCCTGCTAAAAGAAATGTTTTTGGTGAAATAAGAACATTTACACCGACATACGCACCGCTAGGTGGAAGATACTCCCCTGTTAGAGTATCCACTAAAACAGATGATGTGGTATTTAATGAGTTTGTAAAACTTGGATATTCTCCACCTATGCCTAAAAGAAATATTGGCAGCGTTGATTTAACTCCTCAACAATATGAAGATTTATTAGCAATACAACAACTTTTACAAACTAAGCAAACTCTTGCTAAATTAATTATGTCACCTGGTTATAAGAAAAGTCTTAAATCAACAAAAGAAGAAGAGATAAGCAAAATATTTAGATTAAATCAAGAAAAAGCTAGGGATCTTTTAAAGATTAAATATCCAGAAATTATAATAAAAGAAGCAAGAAGTTCTTTAGAAGAGCTAACGGAATAACCCCATGGCACGCCAATCAGAAAGAGTTGGCCGATCTGGAGAATACTTAGTAGCCTCGCTACTTTCTTTATATGCTGATACTGTGGTTATCGTTCCACATAGCGCAGAAGCAGACATCATCTTTGACGTAGACCACACGCTTTATAAATGCCAGGTTAAAACACAATCTAAAATAAGAAACCATAGAGTGTCATGGGAGTATGACTTTAGGCGTGGTTCGTTTACCAAAAAAAGACATTATGAAAAAAATGCAATAGATGTTTATGCTTTGGTTGCATTAGACCCACAAAAAGTTATCTTTACTTTTCCAGACGGAAGCAAACAGAAAACTATTAAAGACGAAGAGATGCAAGCGATGGACTCGCTTACTAATGTCAAAAACCTATTTAAAGAGCTTCGATGTCAACAGACACCTTAGGTTCTTCATAATATTTAGCAGAGTTCATACCTAATGATATTAGATATTCAGCCACTTCATGTGGTTGTTTCTGCTCACTCTTACAAAAGTTTTTAAACTTTTCTGCAAGGTGTTTATTTACATATATAGGTTTTCTTCCGTTTCTTTCTTTTAAGATTCGATCATCAAACTCATATAAGTTCATGTTTACCTCCTTGGTAAATCCCTACAACTCCTCGTAATATCTAACTAACTCGTTGAGATACCATTGACATTTTTTTAAGTCTTGTATGTTCTCTTCTTTATTCTTATGTCTATATAAATACTTCCAGATGTTACCCTCCAAGTAAGCTGCATATCCTTTTGAACCAACTCTATCTCTGATTAGTTCTATGCACTCTATCTTTCCTTGGTAATGTGCTGGTTTATTAACCATATCTGGTTTTATATCAGTTACATTATCCTGTCCGTTTTTACGAACTCGATCCCACTCTTCTTTTTTAATATCGTCTATCGACATATTTTTACTCCTTTTTTTAAATTAACTGTTGTATTCAAGTACATTTACATATATATTATAACAAATCAAAATAAAAAGGGAGATTAAATGGAAAAAGAAAAAACTTTTCTTGATACTAAACAACTCGCTCAAAGGTGGAGTAGATCTCCAAGAACGATAGAGGGATGGCGCGCAAAAAAGACTGGGCCAGACTATCTAAACCTTAACGGTAAAATTTTATATGATATTGACGAAATCATAAGAGCAGAGGAAGAAGCAAGGGTATCACATGAAGCACGCCAAACTTAGCCCATCAGCAGCTGAAAAATGGACTAATTGCCCTGGTATGCCAACATTGGCAGCCAAGGTTGATTATCAAGTCGGTTTACCAGCCGCTGTTGGTACTTTGATTCACAACATGACAGAACAACTCTTAAAGGGATTCTTAGTTGATGTGACACTTGAAGATTATTGGCTTGGTAAAAAAGAATATGTAGAAGATTTTGAAATAGAAGTCGACCAAGACATGATTGATTGTGCAAAGATTTATGTGGATTATGTACAAGAACGAGCAAAAAGATTAAACGGCAAACTATTAGTAGAACAAAAAGT